AGCAGCATACTCTGACCAGTGCAGAGCAATCTACCTCCACATCAACATTGACCTTGCTGAGATTATAGTTACACTTAACCGCAATCTTTCTAAGGCTGTCTCTGTGTGCCTGGCAATAACCGATGTGATTATTGTTGCACGCTGCTTCCATTGCCTGTGCAATCTTCTCTGCTACAGTTGGATCTTTCGGTCTTGCTACGTACCAACCTTTTCTGTGCAGATAGTAATTCTGTATAGACACTTCTCCACCGGTCTGATCTCCGGCTTTTCCTCCGGTGATGGTGCTCTTCTCATTAATACGTGCGCTTCCAATTCTTACTGCCATAATATCACTCCTATCAATAAGAGGACGATTACTCGCCCTCAACCTCTGGTAATCCTGCTACAGATGTTGCCACCGAAAGCACACCTGCTAATACGGATGCTGACACAACCAGCTTCCAATCGACAGCTCCTAAGTAGGATGCTGTTCCAATCGTAGCAATGAATGTCTGCGCTACCGTCTTCACTGCTCTGATTCCAGCTTTTTTGATCCACTTCTTTGTATCTACCGATACTTTAAATACACAATTTTTAAACATCATTAATCCTCTCCTTCATGGGGTGGCTCTGTAGGCAGCTCCATAAGCGCATGATATATTTGCGTGCCTACACCATTCCCCTTTAATGTGTGATATTGTTTATATTCGTCTTCCAGTGATTGTTTAACATACAAAGGGCAATATCCGTAATCGTCGTGATACTTATTATAGAGGCGTATTAAATCCGCTCTAAGCAAAGCGCGTATTCCTTTACGCATAGCAATCACCTGATAATATATGTATGCGATAGCTGACACAACGAACGATAATAATGCCCAATTTTCTGATAAAAACTTAATCATGTGCGTCCTTTCCTTATTTTTAGGTATAAAAAATAAGACCTTTCGGTCTCGCACGTATTTCCATATAATCGCCTCTACTCTCCCAGTATCAACGCCAGCTTCTTTGCTCTAAGGTTGTCTCCACCACCGGCAGAGACTTCCATGTAGCATTCTGCATCATTCTCCACGATGGTTGTTCCGACGTATGTTACAAGATTCTTGTATGCCTGGATTTCTTCTGGTGTGAGGTCGCGCTCGATTGGTTCTGCAAGTTGATAGAGTATTACACTGTCGTGTTCCTGTAAGTACACTTGGAATAATTCCAGTGTCGAAAATCTCTTGGAAAACTCTGTCCCAAAATACACTACACCATTATTGTCCAAGAAAAAGCAGTCACCGCCATAGTTATATGCAAAACGCACAAATGATGAAATTACTCTGTTTGCCTCGCCTTTGAAGTTCTGCAATACAGTTGAAGAAGAGATATAATTGTCGTCTTTTCTCCATTGCATATCATTCAAATCCATAGTTCCTACATTCTGTACATACTTCCCACGCTTCAAATCCACATAATCAGATATCCACTGCTGACCATTGACATCGGTGTAGTTACCGTCTGAGTCCACTGAAATAGCTGGGAGTCCGGTTGGGGTGCTGATGGAGAGGGATTGTGGTGTGTGGTAAGGTTCGTAAGAAGTTACTGCATTGCCCTTTTCAATCTGAATCTCTGATATTACATTCTCAACCTCTGAATCCGGATTATTGTACCAGGCTATGTGATTATCCAGAAGCGCGTCCGTTAATTCAGTAGGCACGTTAAATGGGAAATCCAATCCAGCCTCTAAAAAATAACTACCGTTACCACTTTCCGGATTTGACCTCTTTGCAGAAAAAGCATACGTTCCATGAGTAATTCCAGGACACAAATCATGAAGCGTCTGATTGTAGCCTGTGTTATTCGTTTTGGCCGGAACCGTAATCGTCTGCTTATCATAGTCCATCGCATTTACGCCGTCTGATACAAGACTAGAAAAATCAAACAGGTTCTTCCCTCGCACTTCTACGCCAATCTTCCCATCACTACCAGCGCTTACAATCTGCTGTGGATAATCTGGCGATGGGCTTGGTTGTCCGCCAGTGTAAGGTTCCCACGGGAGCGGAGATGTGCCCGTGTTAAGCGTAGGCTGAATCGTTATATCTATAGTTTTTTCACCGTATACACGTAACAAAAGATATAGTATCATATTATCTTTTATTGTTTCTGCCTTGCTTGCCTCATTATTAAGTATATCGAAATATGGTAATCCTTCTGTCGTACTCAATGTGCATCTCATAAGAGTATTATCAATATTAACTCCCATCGAAAGCGTGTATGTTCCAGCCAAAAGCTCAAATGTCGGTGCTATAAAATCCACCGTCTTTTCCGCTGTCCCGCTGATGTGTATTTTTCCATGCTCCATGTGTTCTACAGTTATACCGTTTTTCTCTTCTATACTTGGAGTTATGGTCGGAAATAACTGTGCCCCGGTCGTCGTCTCCTGCTTACTCCAGCCATACACTTTCATTTCATTCATCGGATTATTCTTTAATGTATCTGACATGATTGCTGGGTTCCCGGAGGCAGATATCTCTGCCCCGGTTCTGTTCTTGAGGATTTTATATAATAATAAGCTATCCATCATAACCACGGCCCCCATGTGCCATCATTGGCCATAATGCATGCATCAAATGCAGGAGTGATTACTATACTGCCCGGAGTAACCCCCCAGCACCGCTTAATCCGTCTATGTCCGAGAGCAGTGTCGGGAGCGTGTCCTCTTTCCTGTCCGCCAATAGTAACAGACGCATACCACCATCACTGTATGTGCGCTTAATATCAAGTAATCTAACCATTTTACTCCTCCTCAGTCTTCTACGATAATCTCATCGTAACCGTCGGTTTTTAAAATAGTGTCAACATCGTCTTTCCAGTTTTTGTAGAGGCTCGTCCGAACGAAATATGCACGGTATTTCTTCTGTCCTGCTGCTGTGCTTTTGTCTGCCTCCCTCATGATCATTCTTGCAATAAATGTAGTCATATCATTCATCCTTTCTTTTTCCTTTCTTACTGAGTTTCTTCTGTGCCATCACCGAGCAGTGCCGGCAGCACGTCTGTGAGGATACTATCCACGGTAGCGATAAGCTCTGCCGTTTCAGCCTCACGGCTTTTGTTGGCTTCTGTAAGATTATCCACATGCTCTTCCAGTGCATCAATACGATCCATTGGTGATTCTTTTTCCCGATATATCACTACTCCTAGAATTCCGCCAATGTACTTCACAAGAGCGTTGAGATTGGTGTAATTCTCATAAGTTGCGACTGTGGACTCCCGTTCTGTCACGGTCATCTTTTGAGTCTTGAACTTATCCTGGAACATGGTTCGAAGTTCCTCTTCCGTTGCCGATATAGTCTTGATCAGGAGACTTCCATCTACACGGATTGATGCCGACTGGACAACCAGCTCCGTTGCGTCATTGAAAATAATCTTCAATTGTTACTCCTTTCCGAGGAGTACTTAATAAAATAGCAAAATAAAAAATTTTAATACTGATAAAACATTATGGAGCGGATCTGTTATAAATGAAAATGTGGAACTATCAGATTCAATATATAATTTTCGCTGGATATACATTGAAACTGAAGATGGTATCGCATCACCAATTCTAATCCGAAAAGACAAAAATAAGTATCTAACTGGATATGGATACGCCAGTGATTCAAATACAATTGCTACAGTTACAATAAAGTTAACAATAAATACTGCTACTAACATAAATATCCTTTCATATTATGCTGACCATAAGTTTAACTCCGGCCATCCAAATTTATCAGCCAAACGTGTAACAGCTATATATGGAGTTCCGACTTATTCATAGACGACTAATAATGTAAGTGTAGTTGTTCCGCCCAATCCGGAATAATAATTGCTATTGCACCTGACATATACTTCTGACCAGTTTGACGATGCTTGGGTTGCGACTTTTCCGTACACCAATGCATTGTTAGAATTTGTTGTAGTGCCAGGGATTGCAGAGATAATTTTTCCACCGTTTTTTATTATTTGATTTACTTCTGGTGAGAAGTCAACAAGTATATTCGTATCGGTCGCTACAGTTTTGCTGAAACATTCCACTTTTTTATTGCTATTTAATTCAGCAAATTCTTTCTGTAGACTTGCCATATTTTTCAGAATATTGAACATCGGCTCGACTGCTGTTATGTTCAACCCTGTAATCTTCACCCTATAGAGTGCCATCTCATGCAGCGTTGCTCCCGAACGGATATCTCCAATCGTGACTTCTGGATCCACGGCCGTTCCTGAACTTGGCGTTCCTTTTATCACTGCATACTCAGTGGTTTCAATCTCTGAGCTTTCATCCTTCTTGTATCTTCGAACAATAATATCATTGCGATTCATACTCTGTGATCCGTTTGCAATAGTTACATCCGTGTACCCATTTGCCGGGATTACATCACGGCGTCCTTGTATGCAATACACTCCATCAAATATCCGGATGCTGTTATTGGTCAGGACCTGTGCTTCGGATTCTCTTCCACCTTCTAGAACGTAATCGTCTGGACCTATTACTGCCTGATTTGCAAGCCCAATCTGCACCTCTGTAACATGTGGGCCATCGGCAAACCCGTCCATTAAGGTAGTTTCTATAAATTCTGCCATTACTCTTCTCCTTTCAACTTATACGAGATGCTCGTGCGACCTCTTCCCGTAACATCTACAATCTTCCGGATAACCGGCGCCGCCATGTAAATATTAGTGATACGCTCTCGGCCACCAACAATATCTCCAAGTTCAAGATCTGTATCATCTACAGATATTTTTAATTGCTTATAATTCTTCAACTCATCAAATTTATCCCTACCTTCCTCTTCCAATTCTGCCAAAGTATCAACAGTCGTATTCTCGTAATACTGTTCTATCAGGTCAATGCCTGTATAATACTGTTCTTTCCGGATACTTCCGTCTGGCCATGCGTAGAGATCTACCTGCTGGCGTTGCTCGACCTCACCCGCTCCAAGACAGATAAGATGATTAACCCCATTTTGATAATCCAAGATATTTAGCTTTACAGATCCGTCCTCATTCAGTTCTATATTACTGGAGTGGTTTGTAATCGATACTGCTCGGAGCAGCACATACCCTCTTCCGTTTGCCGGTCCTTGTTTGTACCGAATTTCAAGTCTTGCGTCTTGCAATGCAAGTGCCTGGTCAAAAGCATCTAGTAGCATCGTCTGCAATGGGACTTGATAGTTATTAAGGATAATCCCGCTATCTTCTCTGGATACCTCGAACAATTCCGTCATCCCAAGTTTTGTAATATATGCAGATAATTCCGTATTTGCCTCACCATTCAGATAAACGTATGCATTCTTGGCTGGATTAATTGCTCGTTGATTCAACAAACCTCTCCACGTCATTCCTGTCAACTTGACCTGTTTATCAGCCGTTACTGGATTAGTATTTCGGATCAATCCACCATACTCTGTTTCCGGACAGAAAAATCTGCAATTCTTTCCATGCCGTTCTTTATCATATAATCCATTCTGTATGGTTATCTGAAAATCATTATCTGTACCAAGAACCATGTTGACACCACAATGTTCAAGCGGACCCATTTCCCGGCCATAAATATCAGTTAGCGTGAAGTCCATCTTGGTGTCCCCCTTTCATTAAACAAGATAATATCAAGCCCAAACGCGCCATTCCACGACACGATACTTAAGCCTGCTGGTATTTTTTCCCAGATAGAGCTTGCATTGTTCTTGCTGTTAAAAAGATTTTCTTCCGTTCCATCATTTCTTACTTTTACAATTTTTCGGTCTTTCGCATATCTGGTACTTGAATCGATTACAGCATATTCACCTTCATACAGAGTTGTACGAAGCTCGTATATGTGTCCTGCAATCCGGATCAGCGGATTAATACACGGTCCATAGATAATCATCTTAAAACCCGAAGCTGTATAATTGCTATTATTGATATACTGTAAGTTCCTAACCTTAGAAAATTCATACGGAAAATTATATGGAAATTCCAGCCATTCCATTTTTTCAGCATTCCCGCTTCCTTGCTTATAAAAATGGAATTCTTCCTCTGTAATCCAATACGGATAATCACTCTTAAATATCAGTTCGTTGCTAATACTATCAAGATCTTGCAGCCATCGGTCTTTTGTTGTTCCGACAAGCCAGCCTTTCATATAGCTGGATCCAACATAGAGTCGTCCTGGCGTTGTATTCAACACATCTTTTTCAGCTACATTTTCTAATTGATCAATAGCTTGCTCCAATGACACTCCAACTGCATGTATTTCTATATTTAGCTTTTTACTGGTGATTTTTCTTTCCCACCCTTGAATCCTGTCATCATCTTCAATTGCATCAAACTCTCCATCGAACAAGTCTCCACCAGTGACCATATACGGCCACTGGCAGAAGTCAATTCTTTCAGAGTTCTGCAATTGCCGTCCCTGCCGCAAGCATACCCGCTCCAATAGCCTTAGCCGTTCCTGATGCTATAGACGATAGCTTGGATCCATGCGACTTGGCGGACTCCT